CGGGTGCAATGGTCAGCTCGGGCGGTTGGGCTGGCAGCGTCACGCCAGCGGGCACGGCTACATAGGTCAGCCCGTCAAGCGTGCACAGCTCGGTGCAGTGCAGCTCGTCATTAACGCCCTGCGAGTCGGGCAGCGCCATTTGAATGGTGGTGTGCGGCGTGGAAACTTTGTGGTAGCTGTAGATAGAGGTCATGGTGGCGGGTCTCCAGGTGGGTCATGAGGGGTTGAAAAGAACAGGTGCGCCGGGCGTGGCCCAGCCGAGAGATAACGCCCGCCAGCCGGCCGCGCCGCGCGTCGGTGCGCAGCGCGCCGATGACGTGCGGGCGGATGAAACGGCCGCTGGCCCAGGTGCGAAAGCCAACAAAATTGGCGCCCCGGCGAATCGGCTGCAGGCTGTAGTGGCTGATCTCCATGCCCAGCAGCGCCAGGTGCTGGCGGATGCGCGACAGCCACTGCTGGCCCGTGGCCAGGTCGGGCGCGAGCATGATGCTGTCGTCCATGTAGCGGCCGTAGTCGCGCACTTTCAGGGTGCGCTTGCAGAACTGATCGAGGCTGTTGAGGTAGACGTTGGCAAAGGTCTGGCTCATCAGGTTGCCGATGGGCACGCCTGCGGGCTCGTCGCGGTGCGCGAATTGCGCCAGCAGCTGCAGCATGGCCGGGCACTTGATGGTGCGGGCCAGCAGCCCCTGCAACACGCTGCGGTCGATGCTGTAAAAGAACTTGCGCACATCTACATGCAGCACCCAGCTGGTGCGCGGCGCGCGGCGGATGGCCGCCTGCAGCCAGTCGGCAGCGGCATGCGTGCCCTTGCCAGTGCGGCAGGCAAAGCTGGTGGCGATGTAGCGGCGCTCAAAGATGGGCGCCAGCACCGCATAGGCCGCGTGCTGCGCCACCAGGTCACGAAACGCCGGGGCCTCGATCAGCCTTGGCTTGGGGCCGTCCTTGACCCAGAAGCGGTTGCACGGGCGTGGGTGGTAGGTACCGCTTTTGAGCTCGTGCTCCAGCTGCTGCAGGTTGGTGCCCAGGTTGCGCGCAAACTCGAAACAGGCCCGATGGCTGCGCTTGCGTTCGCTGGCGCGGCGGTAGGCTGCCAGCAGCGCCTGGGGCGTGCAGATCTGTGCATACAGGTTGCCCACGCGCTTCATGCGGCAGCCCGGGTAAAAAATGCGCCGGCGCCAATTTTCGCGGGGCGCCCAACACGGGGCGCGGTCGCTACCAAAGGGCGCCGGGGCGCAACATTTCGCCGCAAGGCGCGACGGAGGCTCCCTCTTTGCCGGTCAGCACACGCTGCATGGGGCGTATTTGGCACAGAGTCGGCGGCGAACCCAACGTTGTTGTTGGCGTTCGTCCGGTTGTTGTTGAGATTGCGATTGCGAGACCCGGCATTCGAGCCGTTGTCCCAATTGCCGCGCGAAATCACACAGAGCATGTCAAGCCTCCACCGCACTCGGGGCAGCGCCCCGAGATTCATTGCCCAGGGCGGTGCCCTGAACCTCTGACTTGACCCAGCCGCCAATCATGCGGCCCAGTTCATCGACCATGCGCAGCAGCACCAGAAAGCGGTGATCACCGGGGTTTTCTGCATCCTTGCGGCCTGCGCTGTAGCCAAACAGGCCCAGCTCGTGGGCCAGGTGCACCATCATGCGCAGCTGCTCGTGGCGCACGTCGAGCTGGGTCAGAGTCGTTTTCTTGTGGTAGCGTTTTTGCGCCTCCGTGGTCAGGTTGTAGACATCCACAAACGCCTGGCGGATGCCTTGCGTGAGGGTGTACTTATGGCAGTTCGGAAAATGCGCCAGGTAGCCCTCTAGCTGGGTGGCAAAAAGCACCAGCTTGCGGTGCAGGCTGGCCTCGGCATGGATGGATGTCTTGATGGTCATAAAGCGTTCAGGGGCCTATTCGCTGTCGCTCAAGGCTCAAAGATACGAGGCGGCGGCGAACCCAACGTAGGCGGTGGCGTTCGTCCGGGTGTTGAGGAGATTGCGATTGCGAGACCCGGCACCCGAGCCGTAGCCCCAAAGGCCGCGCGAAACCACACAGAGCTGATCGATAATGCGCTGGTAGTAGTAGTCCAGTCCCATCAGGCTGGCGCCTGCAGCGCTCATGCCGCCCGCCGCCGGCATGCCTAGCATGGAGCGCGCGCGGTCGGCGGCTGTAGCCATGCTGAACACGGCATTGCCCGCATTGCCGTAGCGCTGCGCGAAAGCGTTGTTCGGGTAGGTCGTCGCAAAATTCATGGCCGCGGCATCGAACTGCGCGGCCACGCCCGTGGCGCCCCAGTGGTCGGTGGCGCTGCTGGCGCCCGAGGTCACGGTAGCAATGTCCACGCTGCTTTTGAGCGCGTAAAAGATGCCCGTGGTCAAGGAGCCGCCCGAGGTGTAAGCGCCAAAGCCCGTGCCATCGACTCCATCGAGCGAGATGCGGTCCACATCCACCACCGTCACGGTGTAAAGCCGATCGTTGATCTGCGTCATTCCACCCACGCCAGCGACCGCCACCACGTCGCCCGTGGCGCGCCCGTGGCCCACCACCGTCAGCACCACTGGGCTGGCTTGCGTCGCACCCGTGATCGTTTTGCTGGTGGCAATGCAGGTCATGCCAGGGTTGATCTTGTAGATGTTGCCGTTGACATCGCTGATGCCGCAGGCCTGGCCGTTGTGCGTGGTCTTGGCAAAATTGCTGCCCGAGCCCGTGAGCGCCATGTTCGGTGCGCCACTGGCGCCAGCCGAGGTAAATGCGACCGTCAGGTCATCGCCGTCTTTGAGCGCGTTGTTGTTATTGCCCTTGGGGAAGTTTTTGACACCCGTGGCGTCGTACCAGGCGCAGTAGGTGCTGCTGGTAGCGGCCTGGGCGTGCGCCTCGGTCAGGCGGCACAGCGCATCGGCAATGAAAACGGACTCGGGGAAAAACTTTGCCCCGCGCGTTTTGGCCGCAGGGATAGCGCCGTGGTAGGCGTTGGCAGGTGCTCCGGTCAGCATGTTGAAGCCGACCTGGCCAGCAGCCGGACCGCTGACCAGCGGCATGGCCAGCGCAATGCTGGAGGCTGTACCGGCGTTGTTGCTGCAGTCGTACTTGTCGCGGAAAAATCCCGGCTGCACGGTGCCCGCATTGACGAACGCGCGGTGCAGGTAGTAGCTGCTGGCGTTGGCCGTGGCTTCGTCAGGGAAGGCGCTGGCGGGCTTGACGTCAATCGAGTTCGCACCATAAGCGCCGTAGGTCGGATTACTGGCGTGGCCCAGGCGGAAATAGAACGCAGGAATCCAGCACATGACGGAGCCGTCGCTGTACTGGTAGTTGCCATAGTTGGCACTCAGCGGATCGGTGCAGCCGGGCAGCGGTGTGTAGCCCGCGGGCAGCGTGGGGCAGATGCCGACGCCAAAGCCCGCAGTGCCAGGGAAGCCAATGTGGTTGATCGCCACATTGGGCAGCAGGGCGGCGTACCAGCTGGGGTCGAGGCGGCCAGATGCGCTGGCGAGGGGGATTTTGCCGGGGGCGGCGGTGAGGCTGGCAGTCCCGCCAGTCACAACCGACACGGCGTTGTTTTGCGCAACTACAGCCGCTGCGCGTGCTGCTTCGGATGCGGCTGCGCTGGATGCTGCTGCGGCTTGGCTGGAGCTTGCTGCAGTGGCCTTGGTTGTGGCAAGCGTGGCTTGCTCTGTAGCCAGCGTAACCTGCGTTGTTGCGTCCGTGACCTTCTGGTCCAGTGTGGTCTTGCTGACGTTGACAGCGCTGAGTAGCGCTGTGGTCTGCGCTGTCAGGTTTGCAACTTCGGTTTCAATGGTCATATGGCTTCTCCGGTATCAGTTGAATGCGTGGTGTTGAGCAATGATTGCTTGCGTGCCAATGAGGCTCGCCTGGGTCGAGATCAGGTTAACGCGCGCCTCACTGAGCGCCGCATCCATGCCAGCGATCTTTGTGCTTGAGAAACTTGCGCGCGAAAACACCGCTGCGCCTGCGACGTTTTCGTACATCTCAAGAAAGAATTCGCCGGAACCAGGAACAGAGAAATACTCGCCATTCACAGTTGCCGCCAAACCAAGCGCAGTGGTGGCGTACACATTGGCAACCTGCAATGCGTTGCCTGCCGCCAGTTGAGCGGCTTGCATCGACTCCACGGCTGATGCGGCGCTACCAGCCGCCTCGGTGGCTTTGGTCGATGCCGTGGTGGCAGAAGCACTGGCTTCGGATGCCTTGGTGGTGGCAAGGGCAACCTGATTGGCCGCTAGAGCAACTTGCGCTGCGCCATTTGTTGTCGCAAGGGCTGCGCTTGTTGCAGCCTCACTGGCTTTGGTTGTGGCGATACTGGCCTGAGCAGTAGCTGCAGTTTGCTGCTCAGATGCAGCGGTTGCGCTGGCGCTCGCGGCACTGGCGCTGCTTGCAGCGTCCTGGGCGTATTTCTTTGCGCCAAACCCCTGCCCCACAGCCACCTCAGAGCTGGTCTTTGTGGCCCACTCCTTTGCCAATGCAGCACTGGTTGAGGCATCCGCCGCCTTGACTGTGGCGATACTGGCCTGAACGGTAGTTTCGCCAAGCCGCGTCGTCGCGGTGTTTGCGGAGGTGGTTGCAGATGCCGCCGACGCAGATGCAGATGAGGCGGAGCTTACGGCTACTGCGGCATTGGCAGAGGCATTGCCGGAGTGTGTCCCTGCTGTGTTTGCTGCTGCAGTAGCAATACCGGCCTGGGTGGCGGCAGTTGTTGCGCTGGCAGATGCCGCGCTTGCATTGGTTGCGGCCTGGCCTGCAGATACCACGGCCTCGGCCGCCTTGGTGGCTGCAATCCCTGCCTGGGTTGTGGCGGTGGTTGCCGCTGTAGCAGCTTGTCCTGCGGACGCCGCTGTATCGACTGATTTAGCTGCGGCCTCGCTTGCAGACTGCGCAGCCCCCGCTGCACTGGTGGCCGCTGCGCCAGCAGAAGCATTTGCCGTCGATGCGAAGGCATCAGCATCATCGCGGGCCAACCATGCATATTGCCGCTCTGCTGCTGCAGCCTGGCTATGCGCCAGTGCCGCGACGGTAGAAATCTCGGCAGCTTCTGCCGCATCGGTGGCAACACTTGCTTTGGCAGTGGCAAGAGCAGCCTGCGCAGTGACTGGCGCCAAAGCACCCTGAGCGGCCAGCAGGGCCTGGGCTGCAGCATCTATGGGCGGATACGGCTCCTGCAATACGATCTGCTCCAGCGCGCAGTCGCTGTTTGGCACGGAGATCGTTGTATCCAGAAACTTGCGCCCGGTATCTGGATTCCAGGCCCGCACGCGGTACAGCGAACCAGCCGTGCCAAGCGCGTTAGGCCACAGCCGCAGCACTGCAACACCGGACGCATCCGCAGTCGCAGCCACCTCTTCGGGGACAACGAATCCGTTATGGGTCTCGGTTTTGTCCAGCCGCGCAGTTACACGGCAACCAGACACGGGCAACCCCGCCTGGTCGAACGCAGTGAATGTGACGTTGACGACAGGGATCACAATCGCCTCTGCAGTTAGGCCTGCGGCACCATCGCCGTGCGATTGGGGTTGCCCACCGGGTTCGGCCCAACAGCCACGGTGGCTTTTATCTCCGCGCCCAGCGAATTGCTGAACGCGGCGTAATGCGCCTGCGCCCGCGCGACATTGCCCGCGTACTCGCTGTCCTTTGTGTAGGCGCGGTACAAGGTGTAATCCTGTAGGGCATTCGCGTAAATGTCGGGCACGTTGATGTTCCCGGTCACATCTGTGTAAAGCGCCCCATCAGGTGGCTCTGCAACGTCCGTTGGATAGGCCGCATACACAATCTCAAGCTGGGCGCTTGTTGTTGCCGGCGGGTACACATAAAACACCCGTGGGTCGCGCGGGTCGTACATGTAGTGCAGCACCTCGCCAGCAGGCGTGACGCTGTGCCATCCTGGCGTCTGCGCGTCAAGAATCTCGCGGTTGGTCATGCGCACAGCACGCTTGGTACCGCCCGCATTGCGGATCACCTCGATCAGCTTGGCGCCATTAGTCGGCAGCGCCTGCTTGGAGCCCACCACGCAAGGCACGGTGGCATTGGTCGCCATGCTGTCGGGGCGGTACAGCACCACCTCGCGCTGGCCGTCGTTGAGATAGCGCACCAGCTCGGCCACGGGCCAGCGGATGGACGTGGGATCTTGCAGCGTTTCAACGCAGCGGCGGATTACAGACTGGGCGGGTATCGGCATCTAGCACTCCTGGCAATGAGTGCAAGAATCCCGCCGAATTTTTCGGAGTCAACGCTAGAGGAAGCTCGGCACCTGCCGCGTGTCGCCGTTGGCCATTTGCCCGCGCGCCAGCCGTGCCGACTCGGTGCGAATCTCCGCACGGAACAGCGCTTCAAAGTCACCCGATGGGCCTGTGAATGGCTGGCTGGGTATACGCATGATGGAGGCGATGGCACCATTGGCGATGTGCTGGGCGTACTCTTCCAACTCCACTGGCAACTCGCTGGCGGTCAGCTTGGGCACCATGGCCACACGCGCCACCACCTGCGCGCCATTGGTCATGGCGGGGTAGATACAGAGCGATGCCAGATCTTCGGAAAAGCTGAATTTGTCGCTACTGGGTTGCAGCGATTTGGCCAAGCCAGTGTCGGCCGACAGGACGGGCACCTTTGCGCCGTCCACCGTTACCCACTCGATAGCCAAGATGCGAGCGTTAGTCGAGTCTGGTTCGATCTCCACAACGTGCGGGTCGAATGCAGTCACGGGTTCAAGGTTGCGCGCCCAGCACTTGGTGCGCTTGCAGAATTCGATGGCCGCCAGGCGCACATGGTGCACCATCGTCGGCAGCGGGCAGCCCACGACATAAGGCAAGACAAACGGGCCAAAGTCTTCCCACTTCATGCCGCGTCTGCCTGCACCTGGTTGCTTTGCGCCAGGCTGATCTGACGACGCAGCTTGGCCTCATCCATGCGATCCATGGACGATTTTGGAATCCCGTGGCGGTGGCCCAGCTCGCGCAGGGCCGTCCCGTGCACCTTGAGCGGGTTGTTTCGCTCATGGCGGGGGTAGTCCTGCAAGCGTCCACCGCCTTCTACAGCGGTGGACATCCTGGGCGTGCGTCCACGGGCTGCCATTTACTTGCTCACGCAGGTCAGGGCGAGGGTGATTTTCTTGCCCGCAGTCGGGGCCGCGCCCAAGAACTTGATGCCCACGCCCACAGCCGATTCGGCAGGGGCAATCGCCATCAGGTTTTTTGTGGGCTTGGCCGATGCGCCTGCAGTGGCCACGGCCAGGGCTGCAAAAATCTCATTGCCCATCGCGCGGGTGTCGTCGGCCTTGCCGTACTTGCCCGACAACACGCCCACATCCAGCGTGCAGCCGGCACCCACCGCATCTTGGAAGACGGTGGCATCGGTAACGTAGCAGCCGTGCGGAATGGCGCAAGCCTCGGTAATGTCGTTGACAAGCACACCAGCGGGAACGGTGTAGTGGACCAACACGACGGTTGGCTGGGCGCCAGTCACGGCGCCACGAACGGCGCCTGCGGCGGCTTCAAAAGTTTGACGGAAGGCCATGGTGTTTACTCCTGGTACTGTGTCTGTTGGCGATGGCTCCCTAAGCCTTTCGGCTCAGGGATGGCATCAGATGTCGCCGCCTGGTGCGCGGGTGAAACCGGTGTCAATGGCGATCATTGCGTGCGCCATGTCCTTGTAGTGCACACGGGTGGCGTCAAAGATGGCCTTCATGTGGATCACGCGCTCGTGGCCACGGTCGTCGGAGTCTTCTTCCAGCTCCACGGTCAGGCCGTCTTTCAGGCCCTTCTTGCCCTGGGCAAAAGCCACAGCGCCAGCGCCCATCACGAACGAACGGGCAGCCGTCACCGCGCCACCAGCACCGAAGCCGGTCAGGTAGGTGCCGCAAGGCGTTTCGTCCACCAGCATGTTGTCGTACATGCCGCCGCCTTCAACGAACGGACCAGCCTTGGCGCCCATGTTGCGCACCAATGCGTTTTGCCACGCCACCCAGCCGTTGTCGCCAATGTCGTTGCGCAGGTCGGCCATCACTTCGGGGGGCAGGCAGGCCACGAACACGCTCTTACCGCCCACGTTGGCCTTTTCGATCTTGCTGGCGCCGTTGATGCCGCCGTACATCTTCGACAGCTTGTTGCGCGCCGACACCGTGAGGGTGGTCAGCGTCATCACGTTCGCATCGGTCAGCGCGCCAGCGGCGGTGTTACCGGCTGGGCCAATCATGCGGTGCTTTTCGTCGATGGGCAGCAGGGGCATTTCGATCTTCTTGAAATTGCCGTCTGCACCGCGCACGTTGGTCATGCACGAACCCACGCCCACGTCGCCCGCGATGTGGCAGTGCACGAATTGCTCCATGTACTCAGCCAGCCAGTCGGCCAGCACTTCGCGGCCAATGGCGCCCAGTTGTTGGCCGGTGCGCTGCTCGTCCATGATCGAGCCCACATTCACGCCTTCGCGGATCAGGCCAATCTTGATCTTGGTGTCGAACTGCGTGATGCGCTTTTCAGTGCCTTCCAGGCGCTCGGTGCCCACACGCGGTGCGCCCTGCAGCTTGGCAGTGATGAGCGTAGTGATCTCGTCACCCTGGCCCTTTTGCAGCTCAGTGCGCTTGACGATGACGGACTTGGAGCCCTCACCGCCCATCATGCGGCTGAAATACTGCTTGTTTGCAGCTTCCTTGCCGACGTAATAAGACCAGGCCTTGCGGGCGCCCGGATCGGTAGGGAGAACAGGAGTGGTTGACGCAGGCATTTGTACCTCCTATAGGTGGTGCCTTGCTCACTCCTGCGAGCTTGTTGCAGATCCCGTGCAACTCAGGTGAGGTCTATCTTGACCATTGGCGGCGCGACCACATTGAGCCGCGCCACACGTCCAGCTTTCGCCTCATGCGTAATCGTTATGCTTATTTTTTCGGAGTCAACGCAACCCGCATCACCGAGCAACAGCACAATCTTTCGCCCGATGCGCAAGTCCACCGTCATCTTTTTGTCTGCGACTGGTGTGGTCATGTGCATCAACCGCGCATCAGCTTCTTGAGATCCGCGTCGGACAGCGCGTCAAACGCCTTTTCGAGGTCGTCGCCCGCAAGTCGTCCCACCACTTCCGTCACCGACTTGGTGCCAGACGCTGCCGCCGTGGGCAGGCCTCCCAGCGTGATAGGCGGCTTGGGTGGTGTGCGGTCAGGCGCGGGCTGCGCAGCAGTCGAAGGTTTGGCCTGCGACACGCCCATGCGGGCCATCACCATGCGGTGCGCTTCGTCAGCGATCTGCGCAAAGTCCTTGCCCGCAGCGTCGGGCTCACTGGCCACCAGCCGCAGCGCCCGGTCAAATGTCTGCTGCGCGGCGGTGTCGCTGGCATAGTCAATCTCGGCCTGGGTGCGTGCCACCAGCGCATTGATAACCGTGGCTTGATAGCCTTCGGCGGACTGGCGGTTGACCTCGGCCAGTGTTTCAGCCCGCGCACGAGCGAGGGTGATGCCCTCCAACTCTTCGCTGATGCGGAACTCTTCGTCGGCGTATTTCTCCGCGTCGATCACCCCGTCCATGAGCTGCTTCATCGCTTCGGCCTTGGCTGCCAGCAACTCGGTGCGCTTGGCGGCCAGGTCGGCGGGCATGTCGGCACGGTAGGTTTGCGGCGCAGTGCTGGCCACCGGTTGCGCGTCCTGAGCGGCCGTCGGCGGCACATCGGCCACCTTGGGCGCGGCGGGCTGCTGGTCGTCGGCTTTCACTGGCGCCACATCGGCTGCAACTTCGGCCACTGGCTCTGCGGGCGCGGATTCCGGCGCTGCATCGTCGGGGGTGTCTGTCACGCGGTCGGCGTAGGGGTCAAGCCCTTTCGCCTCCATAGCGGCGATCTCGGCTGCAATCTGGTCTTCGGGGTCGGTGTAAGTTGTCATCTGCGGTCACTCCTGCGATGCGGGTTGGGAAAATTGTTGCTGCGCCAGGCCTGGCTGCACGCCATCAGCAGCCATGGTTTCGCTGCCCACCATGGCGCCGTCCATCTGCTGCATGGCGGAGATGGGTGGCGTGGGGCCAAGTGGTGCGGGCTGCTGCGGCATGGCGTCGGGGTCGATCACACCGGGGCCGTTCATGTCCTTGAAGCCCACCGACTTGAGCAATTCATCAGCCACGGGCGTGATCTGCGGCGCCATCGCCAGCACCTGGGCAGCCTGGGCCGACAGATACAGGCCTTCCAGCCGCTTGGCCACGGCGTCGGCCTCCAGCTTCTCGCCCTTGGCCTGGGCCTCACGAATGGATGCCTGCAACTGCGCCATTTCGGCCTCAAACTGTGCGGCTGCTGCCTGCTGCTTTTGCTGCATGGCGGCCTGCTCTTCGGGCGTCATCTCTGCGTCTTCGTCGCGCTGACCCGTCACAGAGCGGATGCGCGCAAGCACCTTGTCTTTCAGCGGTAGGTTCGGGTTCATCTCGAAAACCACGTCCAGCAGCGCCACCACGACCTGCGGTGCCGACCCGGCCAACTGCCCCAGCACACCCAGCAGCGCGTCATAGCTGGCCGATGCGTGGCTCTGCTTCCACTGCTGCTCGCCCACCAGGAAATCGGACTCTTCACCCGCAATGTCGTTCTCGAACCGCTCGCCGTTCCAGGCGTTCACCTGGCGGAACTTGCGGTTGGCCCCGTTACCCCCGATGGGAATCGCCCGCTCGGTCGTCATGTACTGCTCGCACAGGCTCAGGGTCAGCACCCCCTCGATGTTCCGTGCGCGCAGCAGGTTGTCAAAAATTTCAGTGGTCAGCAATGAGCCTTGATCCGCCCGCAGTGCGCGCGACTTGCCGCTGATAGCGTCAGAACTCGTCTCCCGGTTCTCAGGCGTCACACCAGACAGCCGGGAAATGGAATCCATGTCGTTCTGTGCGAACGCCATCAACTGCTGTATGTCGCCGTTGTTCTTCGCCTCTTGCACCTTGCCGCCCGACAGAGCCCCGTCCGCAAAGATGGCAATCCCGTTCGGGTCTTTCAGCTCTCGGTCGATCTGCTCCAGCGTCATGGCCTCGTTGTCCACGGCGCTTTTCTCCATCCGCATCTGGTTCGAGTGCGCCAGGTAATGGCTGCGCATGATGCGGGCGTTCAGCGAGTCCTGAATGTCCACCAGGTCGCGGATCGGGCTATAGCAAAGTCCTGTCTCGATGGACCGGTAGCACCAGATCGGCACGAACGGGAACCGCCCATGTTTGTACGGCGACACCGACTCCACCAGGATGTCCTCGCTGGTCATGATCGTGCAGTGGATCTCCCACGACACCGGGTCGGTGATGCCGCCCACATGCTTTTCCTTGACAGTCACAGGCTCGCGCGTCCATGCTTCGAGCAACATCACACGGTCACGGGTCGAGAACAGGTCGGTGCCCACAAACACCCCGGCGCCACTCTCGCTGCTCGCAATGGCGTCTGCGCCCAGCAGGTTGGACGAGCCCGCCCACATGCCCATCAGGCGCTCGCCGCTGCCGCGCTGGGATACGCGCTCCAATTCGGTCCGCTTGTGCGGGAATAGCGCAATGGCTACATCCAGGTCCACCACTTTCGAGCGGAAAAGGAAACGCGCATCGTCGCCATCGCGGTTGATGGCGCGGCTGTCATGCACGATGTTGCGCCAGTCCTCGGCCACGGCCACCACCTTCGGGCCTTGCTTGTCCTGGCGAACAGCCACCTCCAGCCAGCCCAGGCCGGTGACGAAAGACTGGTCGGACGCTAGGCTGCGCTCAAAGCCGGTCTGGTTGGTGTAGTCCAGCCACTTCATCAGCTCCTGCTTGGCTTGAGCCGACTCGCGTGCCTGCTTGTCGTCCCGGCGCGGCGCCACAGTGAAATCAATCCGCCCCCGGCGCTCGGTGCCCTTGAGCCAGTCGATCACCGGCTTGATGGCGTTGTACGACACGGCAGACTGCCCACGCGCTGCCAGCTTTGCCCGCTGGTCTGCGGTGAATTGGTCGTTTTCGTAGTAACGACACCAGCGGATGCGGTCGCGCCTATTTTGTTCCTGGCGAAGCAACTCCTCCAGGTACATGTCCTTGATGCGCAGATGGTGGTCGTGCGCGGTCGATGCGGCTGTTTTCATAGGGCAATCTCGGTCACAAGGTCGCCGCGCTTGGCTGTCACCTCGAAAGTAGTGCCATCGCCAGCTACAAGGCGGCGGCGGATGTTGGGTGGGGCCATTGGCATCCGCACCATGTCGATGAGCGCGTTCAGCACCGCGTCGATGTAGTTGCGCACCGCGGTGCGGTCGTCGCTCGTGTAGCCCATCA